TTCCAAATAAAGCACTACCGTCACCTCTTAATAAAACAGATCCACTTTGTACTTCTAATTTTTGAGCAGGACTACTTGTTCCTATACCAACATTACCACTTCCATTTGGTGATAAAAGTATATGACCATTTCCACCTGCAGTTGCTAATGTTAAATTCCCAGTACTTGTTTGTAATGTTTGCGCACCATTTGATTGTAAAATACCAGTACTAGTTATTCTCCATCTTTCGGAACCATTATTAGAAATTGCTATAAAGCCATTACTTTCATTGTTTATATAAACATCAGTGGTGGTTTTTTGTATATATAAATTACCGGTACTGTTTCTCAATGCCAACAATCCATCAGTACTGCCATATATTTCAGCGACTCCACGATTGGTAGTCGCATAAGCAAAAGATGTAGTTCCAATACCAACGATACCAAAACTACCTGTGCCACTTGCACTTACATTACTTGCTGTTAAATTTGTTAAAGATAAACCATCGGTAAAACTTACACTGCCTGTAAATTGATGTGTATCTGCTGCTCTATAACCATGTCTACTACTTCCACTAACATCCAATAAATAAGCAGGTGATGTAAATCCATTGCCAAGTCCCAAATTTCCGCCAGCAGTTAGTATCATCCGCAAAGTACTATTTGGTCTAAAAAACATATCATTAGCACCAATAGTTTGTATAAATGCTTGGCCACCCCAATTTAATATATCACCACCATTAATTCTAATATTACCAATTACATGCAATTTATCTGCAGGATTTGTCGTACCAATACCTACATCGCCTGTTGTTGACTTGATTGTCATCCGAACCGCACTTGATGTAAAATAATTTATTGTACTGCCTGTATTTTGTCTTCCCGCACTAAATTGTAAATCCCATGATGAAACATTAAATGATTGACCAACAGTAGCATGATCGGTAGTACTTCCACCAGTCCATCTAGCAAAATTAAGATTGCCAGATGCACCATTCAAAAGTCCTAAATTTGTTGTAATTTGAATACCGTTATTTAGAAAGTTGTAGGTATTGTCTTGAATCAATAAAGATTCGCTTACTGATGATCCAATTGTTAATAGATCTTGGTATTTATTGGTTCGTATACCGATCATACCAAAACTACCTGTACCACTTGCACTAATATTGCTTGCGGTAAGATTAGTAATTATGGAAGTGCTACCACTAACATAACTTGCAGTACCTACAGTGATACTATTTAATGATGCGCTATTAATACGAGCGGTACTATCAAAATAAATGAGAGAACTGGTTGCTGCAGCTATTTTAGTTTCTAAAAATGCTGTACCTGAACTACTTACTTGACTTAAGATTAAATCGCCGGTATTATAAACTATTCCAGATCCTATTGGCATATTGTATAAATATTACTTTATTTATGTTTATATAAATATAATAACCCAAGAGGTTTATTTCTTGGGTTATCACTTTATTTACACTTTTATTGGTTATTCTATATTAGACTGACCAGTTAGAAATTGGTACTCTCTTCCAAATATTGTTGGTATATACATATATGAAATTATTATCAACATTTATCTGTCCAGGCATACCAGCCGAAGTTGGTGTTGATGGAACTGCACCCGCACCAGGATTACTTCCTGTAGTAATCGTTAATGTTGTAAACGAACCAGTAACATAAGTTACCAATGCACCAGTAATATATGTTATACTTCCAGTAGTTGCAGTGAGTATACTTGAACTGATTGTAGTTCCAGTATAAGATAATGTTGTACCATTATCACTCAAAGCAGAATCGGTAATACCAGTAGCATCATATGCTTTTGGAATTCTATTAGTAGTAAATCCAGTAATATTATCTGATGCAAACGAACTAGTTGGACCCACTATTATGTTACTTGCACTATTTACTTGATCTACTGTTATCCAATTATCATTTTTACCATCCCAAAGTAATGATGCGCTTCTTTGATTGCTACCACTATCAAATACTTCAAAACCTGCATATCTTTCAAATGGGAAAAATGCATTTAATTGAATGATATTATCATTAATGATTACTGTACTTGAACTAATATAAACTACACTGGAACTACCGAATACAGTAAAATCTCCGTTAACCAACATAGATCCACTGACAAATAAATTTTTTCCAATTCCAACACCACCATCTACTACCAATGCACCATTTGTATATGTTAGTTGATCATTATTTGTTGTATTTAATACTCTCAAACTTCCGCTAGAAGTATTTATATCACTTAAAGAATCACCTAAAATACTATTACCGTTTACTCTTAATGTTGTACCAACAGTTAAACTGCCAGTAATAGATGAATTTCCAACAGTATATGTATTTGCACCAACAAATAAATTTTTGTTTATACCTACACCACCGCCTACTTGCAACGCACCGTTATCATATGTTAATAAATCGTTATCAGTAGTCTTTAAAATATAAACTGTAGGTGTTACACCAAATGTAACATTTGGATTTGCATCCGTGGTAGCAATTTTTATATAAGAATTTGCTGCTTCTTTTATATCTAATGCACCACCAACATTATCCAACAAACTAATATTTGTTGCAGTATTTGATAATATAATGTCTCCACCATTTATTGTTAAATCACCATTAATTGTTGCATTAGTATCAACATATAATGCACTTGCTGTAATAAATCCACTTGCACTTATATTTGAAGCGGTTAAATTTGTAACAAATGTATTTTGTAAAGTTGTATTTCCTACTACAGACAAACTTCCGCTAATAGATGTACTACCTGTAATTCGTGTAGTATCAGTTACTGCATCGCCTAATACTGTATTGCCTAATACTGTAAGTGTTCCGCCATCAACTATACTTGTTTCTACTCTTACTGTACTAGCACTAATATTGCCACTTGCACTAATATTGCTAGCAGTAATATTTGTTGCAAATACATTTGATAATGTGGAATTTCCTATTACTGTAAGTGTACCCGCAATATATTCATTGCTTGCGCTAATATTACCACTTGCACTTATATTTGAAGCGGTAACATTTGTCGCAAATACATTTGATAATGTACTATTGCCAACAACAGTAAGTGTTCCCGCATCTTGTATTGCACTCGCAGTTAACCCTGCACTCGCACTAACTAATCCGCTGAAGGTGGCAGTAGTACCAGTCAATCCAGCCAATGTTGACGCACCAACTACAGTAAGTGTTCCAGCATCAGTAATATTAGTTTTTACATATAAATTGCTGGAACTAATATAACCACTTGCACTAATATTGCTAGCAGTAATACTATTTACATTTATATCAGATGAACCTGTTAAAAAACCAAATGAATCGGTTTGTAAAATAAGTCGTGAACCACTAATAATTGTTTCGACAAATGGTGCTTGTCCACCCTGCAATGACGCAGAAGTTTGTGGAATTACTATATTTAAAGTGTTAGAATTGGGGTATGGCATATAATTTCGTCTTTATCTAGTTATAAATATAAATATAAAACATATTAATATATAATTCTTGATATTACACAGTCCAATCCGCAATTGATTGTCTTAACCATCTTCCACCAGCATAAATATAATGATAATCACCATCATATGCCATCCAACCTGGTTCACCATAATCAGTTGGTGTATTTGGAACATCATGCCAAATAGTAACTTCTTGAGAACCACTAACTGTTAAGTTTATAGTTTGTTGTATCAATGCGGCATAACTTTGTCTAATTGTAGTAATTGCTTCTCCAGCTGCAGTAGTAGATTGTTCGGTTGCGATAGTACCTTTAGGAAATCTCCATTCACTATCATTTTCGGCAATAGGATTTATACTATAATAAGGATTTCCTTTGTTACTATAAGTGTTATCTTTAACTTTTTGATTAACCTTAGCCATTTGAGTACTACTAACAATTTCTGCTGTTAATTTTACTTGTTTTGGTGTCAATAATCTTTGAACAGTTTGTTTTCTATCTTCAAAAGATTCTGGCAACAAATAAGCATTGGTAGTTAAAGTAAATGTACTTCTTACCATTCTGTCTTTTTCACCACTACTTTCTATAGTATTTGTGTAATTGTCAATTTTAACTCTGAAGTTAAATCTTTGTTTATCTCCCCAATAATCTCCTTCTGCAAAATTAATTTTTTCTAATATTGCATTGTTTTGTTCAACATATTCAGTCCATACAATAAATTCATATTCTGCTTTAATATGATCAGGCATAGTAACTGCAAATATTTGATTGGTAGGAGCAACTGTCTTATTTAATAAATTAAATTTATCGTATTTGTTCTTTTCATTGAATTTAGTCATTACTGGATAACTCAAATAACGATTAAATGTTTGATATCCTTCATCTTTTGAAAATGATGTTCTTTTAACCATTATCAAAGGAATCTGTAATTTACCTTGTTGATCTCTTAAACCACCTTGAGCTTTTGCTGCATACCATTTTTCAGGATTGCCATATATAATTGGTACTTTTATATTTTCGCCAGCGTCAATTACAGTAGGATTAATAACATTTTGTATATAACTAATCAACGCAGTATCAACATCCAATAGACTAACTGTAAAGTTTTTCTTTGGGTCTTCATCTCTTCTAGTATCCAATGCAATGTTTCTTACATTAGATACAATAGGATTGTTCTTTTCAACATTGTTATTTGTTGGTACTGGATTGTTTTTATTACCTTCCCACATAATTAATATTGACGGTTAACTAAATTAATCTTGCTCAACTTAGTATAATGACTGTTACAGATTATACTATGCGATTTATTTGACTGACCACCTAAAAATTGTTCTTGTACAACATTATCAATTTCATGATAACGATCATTGAATAATATCAAATCGCCAACTTCAGGATAAAAACTCGCATCTTTTAAAGACAGTTCTCTGAATTTAAATACAACGGTTTGATCTCTATCTGGTCCAAATCCTTCATCATCTGTACTAATATCACCACGATCAATTAAAGTACTTAATTCTACACCAGGATAAAAACTCTTACCTTCAGCCGCAACTGTTTCACCATAAATGTTTGTGTTGGTTTCATTTGGTGCGATTTTAAACAAAACAACAAGCGTTTCAATAATATCACGCAATAATTCTGCATTAAATTGGTTTACCAAATTAATGTCTCTTTGACTAAAATATCTTCCAAATAATGCCATATGTTATCCAATATAAATTAATAATGGAACTGTTTTCATGATTGATGTCATTTTTTCAGTTTCATCTGCTTTAGCTTCCATTTGAGCTTTACGACTAGTTGCTTCAAGATTTTCTCTCAGTTGAGTTATTAAAGTTTCTTTTTCGGCAGAAGCTTCACTTCTTAATTCCGATCCATCTAGTGTTACTTCTCCACCAGGAATTGGAATTGTACTATATTTTTGTCTAATCATTCCAAGATTTTCTTTACACAATGCCAAGAAATATTTCTTAACCCATTGTTTTCCAACTGCATTTAATTTATAATAAACTACATTTTGATATGGAACATTACTATAATCACTGACCACATCATAATTACTTCCACTACTAAATGTATTTGCACTATTTAATTTATCTTTTTCAACAACATATTCAACATAAATTGTATGATCGTGAGTAGGAATAGGAAATATTTTTAATTTATTATTGACAATTTCAAAGCTATATGCACTCTTACGAACCATATCATTAAATTCAATTGCTTGACCTCTTAATAAATCTTCAAATATTGGTGTCATCAAAAATTGTGTAGCAGGACTATATCCAGCAAAACCCATTTCATTCAATACATTGCTGTAACTCATACCAGTCATACTAAATGGATCATATATACGAGCAAATGCTGGTGGAGGACCATGAAACACTCTTCTAATCTCAACTCTACTACCTGTTTCAAGAGTTGTACCAATTATTGTTTGTAAATCATATGTTTGTACACTGGAAGTCAATTGGACTGCAGCCTTTTTTATATCAACATATCCACCTACACCAACTTCACTACCATATCCTTTAGCTAATTGAATTATATAGGGTAATCCTGTTCCAGTAACATTTTTACCTGTAATATTAGGATTATCTGCGGTACTTAATCCTTGTAAATTTAATAAATTATTTCTAATATTAAATTGATTTACTTGAGCACCATATTCATTAACAGCTTCTTCAAATGCTGCATAAAAATTTACATCAATTAGTTCAATGTCAATGATTGGATATCCCATTCTTTTTGCAGCCCACTCTGCGCTCTTTTCACAGTCATATTCAAAAAATCCAACACTTGCTGTTAAACTAACAGGAGTAGGTTCTGTCAAATAAAATCCAAATGGTATGCTTCCAGTAGTTACAGCACTACCGCTACCAGGCCATCTTACTCTATCTTGATCTAAATTAGCACTCATTATTTATAAATATATTATAATTTAGTTATTCTAACTTTTAAATCACCATTTCCTTTAATAATTCTATGCCAAACTTCTTTTGGTATAAAAAGTTTACCAGACATAGTTTTTGGTAATTCATTATCCATTTGTAATTGCCAATCTGTTGCACCAATTATTTCTACAATTCTATCTTCTCTGTCTCTGTGCCATTCCAAATCATCTATATCTACATTTTCTTCAAATTCTCTTAGATATAAATTATCTTGTAAATGTGTTTCTTTAAATGGAAATTCCATATCACCAATATTTGCCCTTACTCTTGGTACCTAAAGATTTAATTCTATGACTTCTGCAACTCCAATATCCGGCTGTAGTTCTATCTTTCTTTTGACTACATCTATGTCTAGCTCTAAAACTTTTTCTACGAGCTTTACTACTAGCTCTAATTCTCATTTTAGGATCACCAAATGTAACTTTCTTGATATTACCATTCTTACCTCTTACATATACAGCAAATTTCTTTGGTCCTCCTGGAGTTCTAAATGGTCTACTAAGATGTACAGTTCTACCTCTGTGTTTTACCTCATTTAGATATTCATCTTCTTCCAATTCAATTGGCGCATCTAAATAAACTTCCATTCCTTCATATATTGATTTACGACCAAGATCACTTTCAACAATATCTACATCGTCGTCATTCAATTCAATTAGATCTTGATTATATAATTCACGAACTTCGTTTATCAATGAAAAATAAGATTCACTATAAGTTCTAAATACATTTTCTTCAAGAGTAAAATTATGATCCAAATGATATTTTAAATTGGAACTGATTACGGTATCTTGAACCAATTTCATTGGCGCATTTTTTTCTAAAATTTCATCCACTATATCTGTTAAATTTATCATATAATATAAATAGAATTACAAAATAAAAAACCCCGGCATTTCTGCCGGGGTCATTGTTTAATCTATCTTAGTATTGATTAGATTTGGTCTAGGTCAGATACATAGATCTTACCATAGAATTCTGGACGAACAACCTTCTTAGCATAACGAGTCAATACGCCACGACGTGGTGTGAAGTTGACTGGATCGTATACCAATGGAGTTTGTACTAGTGGGATGTATGGGGAATATACGGCACCGGTTTCTAGGAAGTTATTTCCACGGAAGCCCATCAAGATGGTGTTTTCTTGCATATATGGGTTCTTGTAGACTTGGAAGCGACTTGCGAAGCTACCAACACGACTTACACCCATTGCGAACTTAGCAGAATCACCGTCTGTGTTAACAACATATCCTGGGATTGATTCCAAGATGGTTGCTACATCTGGACCTACTACTAGGAAGTTTGCACCACCACGTAGAGTCAATTGATGAATCTTGTTGCTTACCTTTTGAATCTTGTTACCAAGAGTTTGGTACCAAGTGCTCTTTACGTAAGCAGTACGATTGGTTGAATCGTTGTTTACGGTGAATGTTGGTAGTCCGTTAGCATCGTTAGCACCCTTGATGATGTCCTTACCGATTACTGCAGACCATCCTTCAGTTGTCAATGCTGGAGCAGCATTGATCAACATGTCCATGATTTCAAGATCAATTTCCATTGATACATATTCACTCAAGAGAGCAGTCAATTCTGCTTCTGCATCAATGCTGTGGTAAGCATTCAAGTCTTGAGCCAATTCTGGGGTCCAGACTGCCTTTAACTTACGGGTCTTAGCAACGATAGGTTCGCTCTTAAGTTCCAAGTTAACTTCTGGAATGTTGATATCGGTACCTTGATTGATACCAGATGTACCACCTGCAGTTCCCTTGAATGGATTGGTGTCTTCGAAGTCACCACGGGTACTGTCAGTAGGTTGTGTAGTGTAGGTCAATACAGCATTTCCTGGGAAAACTGGTGATTGTGAACCAGTTACGATGAATTGGATTCTGTAGTATGGAGAAGCCAATGAACCAGTATTGTATACTTTGGTCAATTCATTGACTTGAAGTGTTGGATCGATTCCTGAACCACTTAAAGAAAAGCTTCTTACTGCGTTCAAGTCGATTCTTGCACTGCTATTGTCACCAACGTTGACAGTAATCTTTTTCCAAGAACCTGTAGCAACATAGGTTGAATCCAAATCAACATCACTGAAACTTACAGAACCAGTTGCGTATGCAAATGATGCTGATTGATAGTTTTCAGTATAAGCGTAACGACCTACACCATATAGACCGTTTACAGCAGCATCAGTAGAACCGAGCTTGATACTGTTACCACCGAACAAGGATTGTCCGTTGTAACCGTTTTGGCCTGGAAGACCGCCACGGGTAGTACCATACTTGAAGTCTAGATAGAAGATTAGACCGGATGGTAGGTTCATTGGTTGAACTGAAACGAATTCCTTAGCGGAAATTTCAGCGAATACACGGCGAACCAATGGAAGAGCTACGCCA